CCGTCTCGGGATCGAGCGGCGTCGAGGGATCTTGCCCCGCGATCATGAGGACGCCGAGCGCGCCACCATATAGCCGGCCCCATTTTAATCCGGTGCAGAGGCTCTCCCAGATTTGGAGCCGCGTCTCAGCTTTTTTCAGCTTCGAGAGGTCGACGCCCTTGTCGGAGGTGGCCGGTATCGCCTTATTTTTCGTCATGTCCTCGGCGACCGAATCGACCATGGCGCCGACTACCCACGAGCCGCGATAGGCGGCCTCGAGCAGGATTCTATTTCTGGTGACGAGGTTAAAAGTGTAGGTGCCGTCGGAAAGCGTATTGTCGTTGTTCAGACCGATGCGTGAGAGAAAATTATCGTATCCGTCCCGCGTCGCCCACGGCATCGACCGCGCCTGCGTTTCACCGGAGGAGGGTGTCTTGGCCGAAACGGCCTGCGATGACTTCGAGTCGGAAACCTCAGCGGATTTTTGGTTATCTTTTTCGTTTTGGCTCAAGACGATCTCCCCCGGTTTTCCCGTCCAAGTTATTTAAGGTTACCATTCTTGCCCAGTGCGGCCCATACTTTCAATTTATTTCCAGAAGCCAGCAAATCCATGATGCCATCGCAGAGGACGTCGACCTGGTCGTCGAAGTCGTGGGAATCGTCGGCAGTGAAGGCTTCGCACTCTTTGAGGAAGTCCGATACCCACGGCTCCTCGTCGTCCTCGGGGATGAGGATGAAGCCTGATTCGATATACGGCAGTGCGTCCATGACACGCGTTAATTTATCCGCACCAGGCTTCTCGCGCTCGATTTCCTCTATCGGGATATTGAGCGGAGGTAGCCGCAGCGTTTGTATGAGGTCGGTGCCCGAGGACTTGTCCTCGACCTTGAGGCGTCGCATTTGGCCGAAGGCCGGGATCTCGCGCCCCTTCGTTTTCGTCCAGAAGGCGACGGCCCTCTTTCGGAGCTCCGGCGATTCCCATTTGCCCCGCAGCCAGTCCAGTATGATGAGGTGCCCGTCCTCCGTCAGTCCGATCTCGCCGAAGACGGAGTAGTCGTTTCGCTTTTTAATTTTCTGCGCCGTATCCGAGTACACGCATCGGTACTTCACTTTCGGCATCGCCTCTTTGCGGTAGCGACGGAAATCTTTTCCGTGGATGATGTTTCCGCCGATGGCGACCGGATCTTGATTGTACTGGCAGGCGAAGACGTGGCGAGAGATACGCGCACCATCTTTGTCCACGCCCTTTCCCGATTCCATCTCGAGGAGCATCTTGATCGGCTCTTTGTACGGCCAGTACGAGTACCTGCCGTCGATAGTCTCAGAGGGCTCGATGAGGCGCGAGTACTTCTCCGCTAGCTTCTCTTTATCCTCGTCCGTCATCACGGCCGGTATCCGTATATGATCCCACTTCCCCTCGACGTTTCCGTCGAGGACAAAGCCGGAGGGATCGCTCTGCGCCACTCTCTGCATGATGATGACGATAGGCGTATCGGGATTCGCTTTCCTCGACTTGACCGTGGTGAGGAGTTTCCGGTTTGCTTTTTTGAGCTCCACCTCCGAGTACGCGTCCTCGGGCTTGACCGGATCGTCGATGATGATGGCGCCCTGGAAGCCCTCGGCCATATGGCCAGCGCGAAAGCCGGTGACCTGGCCTCCCATGGCAGTCGCGTAGACGCCACCAGCGGTTTGCCCGTCTATCTCCACGTTCCATCTTTTCTTTGCCGACGCGTCGACTGCGATCTTCATCGGCCAAAGCCGTTGGAATTCATCGCTCGTCACTATGTCTCGAGCGGTCGCCGAGTTGAGAGAGGCTAGCGTGTCAGAGCCGCTAAGGTGAAGAAAACGAGCGCGAGGATTAAGAGCCAGCCCTCGGGCGATGAGATTGATGACCACGAGCTCCGTCTTGGTCCCTCCGGGGGAAACATTAATGACGACATTTTTTCTCCCGCCTGCAATTATATCGTCGACTATGTCGGCGATGAGTAGATGATGCCAGTTAACTCGGAAAGGAATGCCCTGACGTTTTTTGAAAAAGTACTGAGTGAAAAATAGGTGAGAAACTTCGCATTCGGCGCGAAGCAATCGGTAGTCGATGGCGTCAAAGCTATCCGACACTTTCGCGAATCCGTTTCAATCGCGCTGCAAGTTCTTCGTCCGTGACGGCGGCCATCGCGGCGTCGAGATTCGTATTGGTGTTTATGTTTTTGGATTCTACAACTATTTTTTCTGGTTCTTTCGCGATAACACCGGTACGCACCAACATCTTTTCGATAGTATCGTAGTCCCCTTTTTTAATGGCGGTCATAAGACAACTCGCCATCGCGACTTCAAGTCCTGAAGACTTATCGTCCTTCGCTATACGCCGGAGTTCAGGAATATTTCCTTTAACGGTCGCTTTGATGATTCTTCGAATCTGTTGCGCCGTCAGTTTCTTTAATGCATTCGGAATCAAATCCGGCGGACGGCCCGCAGGATTGCCTGATTGACCTGGTTTAAATTTAAAAGGTTCCGCCGCTTTCGGTAACTTATGGCCCTTCTTGAATGGCATATATCCTTAATTATATCCTCTTTCCAGGATTCGTCAGAATTTTCGTTTTGATGTGAAGTGCAATCGCCTTCATCAAATTCGGAGGGACAGAATTACCGATTCTCTCTTTGGCTGAATCTGCATCTAAAAATTTAAAATTATCTGGATACGAAGATAGTCTTGCCAGCTCTTTAGAATTTAAAGCTCTATTTTTATCAGGGTGAAAATAAATACCGCTTTTTAGGATCGTTTGGAACGGTTCGTCCCACGAGTTGCGGCAATGAGAGGATTTATAGAATTTCGTACCCCATTTTTGATTATATTTCGCAACATCTGACTGAGTTGTTCCTGCACTAAACACCCGAATAGCTCTTTTCTGACTAGATGAAAGAGCAATATCTGATTCCGAATCTCTTAAATCATAGATCGCTTGCTTAACCGAAATAGGAATCATCTTAGGTTTAGGATGAGACGGCATAACATCTATATCATTTCGAACCCCGATGATGATGATTCTTTCTCTCTTCTGTGCGACGCCATAATACATAGCATTTAATATTTCACTATGAATTTTATACCCACAATTCCGAAGTTCTGAAGCTATCTTTAAATAAACCTGTTTCATATGGCCCATCACCATTCCCCTCACGTTTTCCATAACGAAAACTTTCGGCTGAAGTCCCTTGAGTAATCGACAATATTCTTTAAAAAGAGAATTTCTGGGGTCATGTAGTTTCCGGGCTCCAGCTGATGAAAATCCCTGACAAGGTGGGCTGCCATCGAAGACATCGAGTTCGCCAGATTTTATCCCGGCAAGTCTGAGACATTTCTTTACGGAGAGCTTTGCAATATCACCATGGAATAATGGGACATCGGGGAAATTCAATTTGAAAGTTTCCGCGGCATTATCTTCCCATTCGACCGCAAGAAGTTCCTTGAAACCTGCTAGATGATATCCAAGAGAACTACCTCCGCAACCCGCGAAGGTTGATATTACCGTCGGTTTCTTTTTTACCATTTGAATCCGCATGACGGGCATTCATTAGAAGTCTTCGCTAGTTCATCTTCATCAATGACTTTATTTCCGTTTGGTAATTCTCTTTCATGCTCTGAAACGGTCGTGGTCTTGAACAAATCTATTTCGTTTTCATCAAACATGGTGAGGTCGAGATCGTAGTCAACATCGAAGCTTCCAAGCTCCTTCAGCTGTACGCCTAGCTCTTCCTGGTCCCATTCGCCAGCGTTGTTGTTCGCGGCAAGGGATGCCGCCATCTCCTGGTGCTTATCCCATTCGACTTCGCGATAGCTGAATCTTTCGCCTTTGAATTTGATGTAGCCGAGAGCTACGGTACCGACTTTGGTGGGCTTAGGGAATCTTTTCGTGATGACGACTTCAGCGGTCTTGTCAAACTTTTTCGACCGTTGAGTTCCGCCTACGAGGTTACCCGTCTTACGGTTGAAAACGACACCAGAGAGGTCGCCGTGAGCTTGCATTGATTTCGCGAGCTGGTCGAGACGCTTGTCAGTTATCTTTCGANCATTGCGAGGATT